CAACATCGGCAAGCTGATGGTGGACGCGCTCGCCACCAAGATCGAGGTGGTCGAGAACGGCCGCCGCATCAAGCTGCCGAAAGGCGAAGTGGCGGCGCGGCAGCTCGCCAACAAGGCGGCCGCCGGGGACATCAAGGCGTTCACCGCCGTGACCGAGGTGATGCGCAAGACCGGCCAGCTCGAGGAGGTGGCGCCGGCGGCCGCGCCCGTGTTCGACGAGCGGGACATGCGGGCGATGTCGCAACTGCTCCAGTTCTTTGTGACGAAGCCCAAGAGCACCGCGGGAGGGGACGATGGAACGTCCGCGTGACCTCGAGGCCGTTGCCCGCAAATTCTTACCAACAGCAGCCCGTGCCCGAGGAAGGAGGGCTGATCACTTGGAGCTGGTTCAAGACCTATGACCAGGCGCCGTCCCGCGAGCCGAGCGACTGGGTTGTGGCGAGTTGGGACACCGCCATGAAGGACCACGAGGTCAACGACTACTCGGTCGGCATCGTGGCACTCGCCAAGCCGAATGGCCGGGTCGTGATCCTCGATGTCATTCGCGAGCGGCTGAACTTCCCGGCGCTGCGCACGCGCATCCTGGAGGAGGCTCAGAAGCGCGTCGGGACCGTGACGCTGATCGAGGATGCCGGGTCGGGGACCGCACTACTCCAGGACCTGCAGCGTTGCATGCCGGTCGTGCCCCGGCGGCCCTTCGGCGACAAGGTGATGCGGTTCAACGCCGTCACGCCGACGATCGAGGGCGGCCAGGTACACCTGCCGGCCCGCGCGCCCTGGCTCGACGCCTTCAAGCGGGAGCTGTTGTCGTTCCCGGCGAGCGCCAATGATGATCAGGTTGACGCCCTGTCGCAGCTCCTGAACTGGGTCAAGGAGCGCACGACGTATCGCCATCTCCAGACCACCTACGGCGCGTTTGCGTAAGGAATGGAGGGGAACCCGGTAGGGGACTGCGTGTGCGCCGGACCGAGATCGAGCAACAGGTATTACCGATCATTGTCGGCTCGGCCGGCGCGCAAATCAGCAAGAAGATTATCCAGAAAGGACTGGCATTCGGCCGCCAACAGAGCGGTAGTGGGCGGGCTCCGGGGAGCCTCAGCCCTCCGGGATCCTGCCCCGCTGGCCGCAGCGCCGTAGCGGGGTCGCGGTGGTGACGGCGGCGATTGCCGTCTTGACCCACGGAGGATCCCGATATGCCGACCAAGCTCACCGATACCCAGCTGACGATTTTGTCCGCGGCGGCGCAGCGCCAGGACCATGCAGTCGTGCTCCGGCCCGACCTCAAAGCTGCGGGCTCCCGGCGTGCCATCACCACCCTGATCAAGGCCCGCCTGCTCGAAGAGATGCGGGCCCGCCGGGAGATGCCGGTGTGGCGGCGCGACGACCAGAACCGTCCGCTGGCGCTGCGCATCACGCGGCAGGGTCTCGCGGCCATCCGAGTGGAGGATGCCGACCCGCCTGACCAGCCACGAGTGGCGGCGGCCCCGGGCAAGCGCCGCTCTCACCCGCGGCCGGGACGGACGGCGGAGTCGGAGGCGGCCACCGGCCTCGCCTGCGTTCAGCCGCCCCAGCGTCAGGGCCGTGCCGACTCCAAGCAGGCCCGCGTGCTCGCGATGTTGCGGCAGGCCGAGGGCACGACAATCGCCGCCATCACGGCGGCGACCGGCTGGCAGCCGCACTCTGTCCGCGGCTTCCTGGCAGGCGCGGTGCGCAAGAAGCTCGGCCTCACCCTGGTGTCCGAGAAGACGGAAGCCGGGCGCGTCTACCGCATCGTCGAGAATACCGATCGTCAGGCCGCGTGACATGGCCTCCCGGGTCGTCCCACCAGTTGGGCTCGATGACGAGATCGCGCGTCTGCGCGATCTCGATCTCGGCGGGCTGCGGGCGCGGTGGCATTCGATGCTCGGCCGCAAAGCGCCGCCCGACCTCCCCCGTCACCTGCTGTTCCGTATCCTCGCCTACCGGCTGCAGGCGGACCGGTTGGGCGACCTCGATAAAGACACCCGGCGGGCCCTCGACCGCATCGGCGCGGGCGGTTCGGTGTCCGCTCAGGTGCTGGCCGATCTGACCTCACCCCAGCGCGAGGTCAGACCGGGCACCATTCTGGGTCGCGAGTGGAATGGCCATGTCCAGCGCGTCATGGTGATGGAGGATGGCTTCACCTGGAACGGACAGGTCTATCGCAGCTTGTCCGAAGTCGCGTTCGCCATCACGGGCACACGATGGAACGGTCCGCGATTCTTCGGACTGCGCGACAAACCACCTCATGCCGGCGGAGCGCGGCGGTGACCGCGGCAAAAACCAAGCCGGTGCGCTGCGCCATCTATACCCGAGTCTCGACCGACCACGGACTGGAGCAGGACTTCAACTCCCTTGATGCCCAGCGCGATGCCGCCCAGGCCTATATCCGCAGCCAGGCCCATGCCGAATGGACCCTGGTGCGATCCCATTACGACGATGGCGGCTATTCGGGCGCCTCGACGGACCGGCCGGCGCTGCAACAGCTGTTGAACGATGTGCAAGCACGCAAGATCGACGTCATCGTGGTCTACAAGGTCGACCGCCTCACCCGATCGCTTGCCGACTTCGCCAAGCTGGTCGAACTCTTCGACGCCCATGGGGTGTCGTTCGTCTCGGTCACTCAGCAGTTCAACACCACGACCTCCATGGGGCGCCTGACCCTGAACGTTTTGCTGTCGTTCGCGCAGTTCGAACGAGAGGTCACGGCCGAGCGCATTCGCGACAAGATCGCCGCCTCCAAGCGCAAAGGACTTTGGGTCGGCGGCATGGTGCCGCTTGGCTACGACAGCCGGGAGCGCAGGATCACTGTCAGCGAGGAGGAGGCGGAGCGGGTCCGCACCATCTTCCGCCGCTATCTGGAACTCGGCAGTCTCCACCAGCTCATGGCCGACCTGCGCGTCCGCGGGATCGTGACCAAGGTGAGGCGCCTATCGGACGGCCGCACCATCGGCGGGATACCGTTCACCCGGGGCCCTCTCGCCTATCTGCTTCGCAACCGGTTCTATCTGGGCGAGGTCGTCTACAAGGGCGAGGTCTGCCCGGGAGAGCAGCCGGCCATCGTCGGGCGGGACCTGTTCGAGGCGGTTCAAGCCAAGCTCACAGAACAGCGCACCAGTCAGTCGCAGACGAGATTGCGGTCCGGGGCCTTGCTGCTCGGCCGCATCTTCGACGACCGTGGCAACCGGATGAGTCCGAGCCATGTCGGCAAGGGTGGAGCGCGCTACCGCTATTACGTCTCTGCGGCACTGCTGCAAGGACGAACCGAGCAGGCCGGCTCCGTGGGGCGGATCCCGGCGCCCAAGGTCGAGCGCGTGGTCGTCGAGGCTATCCGGGCGCGGCTGGACGACACTACGATCGCCGACCGAGAGCTCATCCGCAGTCATCTCGCACGCGTGGAGGTCAAGGCCGATTGCCTAAGCATTGAAATGGTCGGCTCGGAGCACGGTGCCCAGCATCATGATCTCCACTCGGACGACGCCGATGGAGCGATATTGTCAGATGTGCAGGCGTCGTGTGACTCTGGGACTACGTTGTCGCACGCGAAGGCGAACCTGTTTACCGTCCCGTGGCGCAAGGCCTCCGTCAAGAGGCGGCGCGAGATCATCATGCCGCAAGCGCCATCTTCCGATTCTCGCCCTATACGGCCGGAGACCCGCGCCAAACTGGTCGGCTCGATCGCGCGCGGACGACGCTGGCTCGCCGAGGTCGTTGCCGGCAACACCAGCATCGACGACATTGCGGCGCACGAAGGCTGCAGCCCGCGTCACGTCACCATGACGATCTCGCTCGCCTTTCTGGCACCCGATCTGATCAAAGCCGCTCTCGACGGCCGCCTCCCACGCGGCATCGGCGTGACCCGTCTCGCCGACCCGCCCACCGAATGGTTGCGACAATACAAGATGCTCGGCCTTGCCTGATAGCGGGTGATGGTCGGCGACGTGTGAGCATCGCCTGAACCTCTACATCTGCACGCTGTGCATGATCTCGATCATCGGAATCGGACATCTCCTTCGGCCGGAACGGCCGATCATCTTCATCGAAAGCACCGCACCTACGTCGATCAGGTGTCAAAGGCGCGCGCATGCACATGCAAACCCGTCTCTTCACGCATGCGAACCAAGTCTCTGGCGGTCCTCGCCCCTGACTGCCAGGAAAGGGTTTGCCGCGGCCAGAGACAAAAGGGCGAAAACGCCCCCAAGCCGGGCATGCACGCGCGCAGAGACAAGAAATGTACGATGGTGAATGCGCTAACTCGCGGACACGGCGGGGACTTTTGCGCGCGACGGGAAATTCCCGAATACGCGGGAGCGCGTGGTGGGCCCGGCAGGACTCGAACCTGCAACCAAGCGGTTATGAGCCGCTAGCTCTGACCATTGAGCTACGGGCCCCCCGGGGTGGAACGGCGGCGGACCGTAGCAGGGGGTCCGCAGCCGCACAATGCGCCGGCGGGGAGGCGGGAGGGAGCTCGCATCACACGGCCTGTTTCATCCGCCCGACCGAGCGAAAAGGATCG